GCCACCTTTGTGCTGGACGCCGGGGAGTACAAGGACAAGCTGCCGCCCCTGCACACGACCGTGTTGCGTTGCGACATGGACATGGCCGCCTACCACAAGATGAAAAAGGATCTGGTCGTACAGTTCCCGGAGGCTGAGATCGTGGCGGTCAACGCTGCCGTGGTGACGGGCAAGCTGCAGCAGATGGCTTCAGGCTTCGTGTACGAGACGATCAAAGTGCCTAACCCCGACAGCCCCGGCAAGTGGATCGTCACCCAGACGCCCATCTGGCTGGGGGATCACAAGCTGGATCTGCTGGCAGACTTGCTGGAAGAAAACCAACGGGCCAACACGCTGCTGGTGTACACCTATCAGGAGGAACTGGCGGCTATCAAGCGCCGCTTTCCCAAGGTCGTGACGTTGGATGAACCGGACGCCATCGACCGCTGGAACGCAGGCTCCGTCGAGTTGCTGGCCGTCCACCCCAAGTCGGCGGGACACGGCCTCAACTTACAGCACGGCGGCAGCAAGATCGTTTTCCTGTCCGTCCCGTGGTCGCTGGAATTGTACGAGCAGACCATTGGCAGGTTGCACCGCAGCGGGCAGAAACACGCCGTCTGGTGCTATGTACTGCTTACAAACAAGACCGTGGACGAACGCATCTGGGCGGCGCTCCACGACAAGAAATCGCTTTCCGATATTGCTATGGAAGAACTGAAATGACCTTGCGCGAAAAGGCTTTACACGCTAAATTAATTGCTGCACGGGCAGAGTTGAAGATCCGGGAACGGACGTTCAACGCCGCCCAGCGGGGGTTGACCAAGACCCTATTGACCATCACCGGACTGGAGAAACGAATTGCAAGCATTAAACTGGCGCAGTCTTAACAACACATTGGCCACGCTGACCGAGGATCAGGTACTGAGCCTGATGAACGAGGAGCGCATTGGCAAGAAGCGGGCGTCGATGCTCACGCGGCTGCATCAGCGGTACAGTTCGCTGCGGGCCTCGCGCGAGCGCATCGAGATCCTGGCAGAAGCCAAGCAGCCATGAGCGAAGATTTTGTTTTGTACGCTACGCAAACTGCCGGCGAACATCAGGTAGGCGGAAACCATTACAAGACTATGGCCCTTCAGCCGTGGGATGTAATGGAGGCCGTCCTGACGCCGGCAGAGTTTGTGGGCTTTCTTAAAGGCTGCGTCATCAAGCATTCAATGCGCCACGGGCGTAAGGAAGGTACAGACGACGCAGGAAAAGCAAAGCACTACAAGCAGAAACTTGAGGAAGTTTTGCGGCAGCACAAGCTATAGCCAACAGCAGTAAAGCTGTCCAATCAAGGGCCCCGCCTCCTGTTACTGGAGAACCAGAACCGGGGGGCTGGGCCGTTTTGGGAGGATAGTCTTGCAAGCCTCCACAGACCAATCAGACAAAGCCCCGCCGACAAGCTGGGTCTGCGCCTGGAAGCAGATCTGCCCGCCCTTGGGGTCGGTAAAAGTAAATGCCCACGCGTAGTTCGTAGTAATCGCCCCGGGCACTGTCACCGGCACAAGCGAACACCCGGTGCGTACCCCAGCAACTACGATCGCAGAGCAGCGCAAGTTGGTCTGGGCAATGTCGGACGTAGCAAGAACAGAACCGTCCGTGTAGGTCTGCGGTTGCGTCCAATTCAGGAGGCCCGTGTCAGCAGCCAGCGCCACCGCCGCAAACAACGCGAGCGGAATTGCAGTCAGTTTTTTCATACGACCTTGCCCCGGAAATACGCTTTACCTTCCTGAAGGTAACATAACTCAGGCCACAACAGTTCACCGTCTTTGTAGGTCAGGACGGCGAAGCCCTGAACGTGCGGGGGGCAATCCTCCGCGTAGTCAAACGCATCGGAAGTCGGGTCTGCAAAAGATCCGCAGTCCACCGAGTACACAAATCCTTTGTACTGGGGCAAAGCATGGACGTTTAGCTTGTGCAAATGGCCGTGGATGTAATGACACCCGGCCTTCTGGGCCTGCATATGCAGCATCCCGGCCATGCTGCGGTGGCGCAAGATGGTGTTGCCGTTAATGAGAATCGTCCACGACAAGGGCCAGGAGGGGATGTAATCCTCAAGACTGGTGAACGGCAGGTTCTTGACGTGCGGGCTGCTAACAGCCAGATAGCGTGACAGCCGGGCGTCGTGGTTGCCCAGCGTCATCATCGTGACCGCTCCCTTTGCTCGCTTCTTTATCGCGGTCATCTGCGTAGTCAGGCAGTCCAACTGCTCCTCAAGCGTGGCCGGCTCATGCCAGCCGCGCGTAGGGTCGTGTCGGCTGATCTGGGTGCCGTCTAGCGCGTCCCCGCCGCAGAGTACGGCCTTGGGCTTGAACTGGTCTATGAGCGTCAGGAGCGCATCTAACGCCACGGTGTTGTGGTCGGGGTAGAAGTGCGGATCTGAGAATATGATGACGTGCCCGTTCTTCACGTCCACATTGCGCCGCCGTTCAAAGTGCATTTTTGCGGCGGTGTCTTGATTAAAATTGGCTTTTCGCCCGTCCAAAGGTTCGGTAGGCAGCAAAATACCTTTGTCGGCCAAACTATTACGACGGTCATATACCGAGCGTACTTTAAAGCCAAATTTTCTTGCTACGGCGGCGGGGGATTTTAGTTGTTGCCAAACAGCGACGAATTCAGCGTCAGAAATGCGCTTACTCACTAATTTTCAACTTGCGCGCTTTCTTAGTCTCACGTGTGTTGGTGTTCCACTGCATAAACAGGCTACCGTTTTCCATTTTGTAACTGACATCATGAACTAAGCCGCAGTCGCAGCATTCGTGCAGGTATCCGTCGTCGAGTTTGTACCAGGAGCCATCCCAGAGTTGGATGGCGGGAGCATCTTTCTTTTTGGTCATACACGCCTTTCAAAGTGTGGTACGTCCTTGAATGATTGCCAGTTGCCTCCCCATGAATTTTTGGAGTTCAACTTTTCCCAGTAATCCCCTACTGGCTTCAGCGCGGCGATGTCGTAGCACAACACGCCGTCTTTGAAGAAATTCAGGTCAATCGCCAGCCGCTTCAGGTGATTCGAGTTCATCGTCTTCGACCGGCCAGTCTTGACGTAAATTTCCTGCTGCTCTGCGGTACGGTACAGTTCGCCGCCGGTCAGCGTCCACCCCATAGTAGTTGCCCGTTGTATCAGTCTTGTTACGTCGAGCAGAAACGCGGCCTGTTCGTTTACCAAACTCACTTGAGTGCATCTCGTATCGTCTCGTTCTTGTAACTAGACCCGGCGCTGCTGCCGAAATAGTAGCTGGCCACCTGAGTGCTGACCGCCGAGAGGACACCGAGGACATAAACAAGAATGTCCTTACGGCTTGAGTCCACCGGGGTAGCGTCGAACATCACAACAGCAAACAGGCCAAAGGTCAGCAGGATGACAGACAGCGCCAGGACGGGGGTGATGATCTTGTTCAGCAGCGGGGCTTTCTCAGCCGTCGCAATCTGAACCTCACGTTGGCGGGCGTCGGCGGTGTCCTTGATACCAATCTCAAGGCGGGCCACGTCCAGCTTGTTGTCCTCAAGCCGCAGCTTCAGGAGTTCTTCTTCGTGCAGCATCTCCGCCTGCTTGAGCGCCACGATCTGCTCCGGGGGCATATCGGGGGCCAGCTTGATGCCGGTTTTCTGCTCGACCCACGCCTGCCCCTTGGCCAGCACGGCGTTGCCCAGCAAGGACAGGCCGTTCTGCAGGAGCGTGGCGACAATGGGGATCATCGGTCTACCTTGTTGTCTAACTTGTTGAGGATGCGTTCGAGCATATGCTCAACACGCGCCAGATCTTGTCTGTAATCTTCCTTGGCCAGATACTGCTGGGGCATCGCGCGGACATCCGTGTCCAACCGTTCAATGGATTTGTAGATATTGTTGAGAACCCAGCCCCCAAGAAAACCTACCACCATCACAGAGACGTTGAACAAGACCTGGTAGTCCACTATTGCTGCTCCGACATCATGTTGACGCCACCTACACCTGACGTTTTGCTGCCAATCTGCCTAAGCACCGCTAGAACGCGGCTGCGTTCTGACGGCGGAAGGGCCGTAATCAACTCGTTCATATCCGCGCCGCTTTGTGCTGCGTCACGAATCTTGATTAGCGCCTTCGCGTTTACTTTTCCTTCTAGCGATTTAAACGCGGTGTTGGCGGCCATAACTTTAGCACTAAGCATATTCGGAATACGGAAACTCCGTTGCGCGTCAGCGATTGCGGCGCTGGCCGACGCTTGACCTTCCGCAGACGTTGCTTGCGCTGCAATACTTTTCTGAAGCGCGCTTTCCTTGGCAATTCGTTCAAAGATGGGGAACTTGTCGCCCATGACTTCCTGAATGTCGCCTGTAGTGCCTTTCGTTATCTTACGAACGGCGTTGGGGTTGTTACCCTCTACCAGTAGGCGAAAAGCGTTCTCATCCTTACTAAACAGATCCCGCGCATACGCGGCAAGGCGTTGCTTGTCTATTTCACGGGAGCCGTTCTCAAAAGTTTCAAGATACGTCTTAAATTTTGCCCCCAACTGGGCGTCTATGAGGGGCTTTATTTCCGCCATAGCCGCCGCCGCCGCTTTTTGCTTTGCCTTTGCCGTGGCCGCCGGCATCAACTGGTCGATCACCCCGTTGACCCCGTGCTTACGAATAGCAATCAACGCTTCAGGAGATATGTACCCGTTCGCATTTGTCCAATCCGTTGCCATATCGCTAATGCGGCGCAAAGCGGGAGCGGTAACAGGGTTTAACGCTGTATCGGGTTTCCGCAATTTAGCCGCAATGGCAGTCACCAACGGTTCTGCCGTTAGCGGCTCGATACCCCGGCTTTTCATCGACGCAAGCGTATTCTCCGCTGCCCGCGCCCTGCCGCCGGCCCGCAAAGATTCTTCGGCGGCTTTGCCTGCGGCTTGTTCGGCCTTGGCTCCCAGTTGACCTGGATACGCTGCCGGAACGGGCGTGGTGGGCGGCAATGTCGGGGCATTGTAGAGCGCATTAGGTTCCCCCGCCGCTGGCGTGGGTTTCCAATTAGCCGCCCAGTTATCCGAAGTCTCAACGGCTTTTGTGAACCGCCGAACATCTTCTACCGCACTAGTAGCGGCGGCGCGGCCTTCAGAGGCTTTACGCTCTAGGACAGGAAACACCCTATTAGCAATCGCCGCCTCTCTGGAGACTTCATCCCGCAACGGCGTAGTCGCTACGTTCAACGCCTGCCGGGACGTTTTGGTGGTCTTTTCAGCGGCTGTGGCGGTAGGCCCACCCGCAAGTTCTGCAAGCGTCGCCTCATTGGCTGCCCGCGAAGTTGCTCTGGCTTCCGCAGCCGGTGCAAGACCCGCCTGCTGTTCCGAACGAGCCAACAGGGTCTGGTATCCGGGCCGAAATTCGCTAACCTCTCCTGCAACTTCACGCGCCCTCTGGGCGGGGGCTGCACGGTTAGCCGCTACGATTGCCGCAATAGCGTTTGGATCGTTATCAAGCGAGTTAAGCACTGCTTTTTTGGCCAGGCTATCTGGCGACAGCCAATTTCGGATTGCACCTAGTCCACTGACAACGGCGGGAGCAGCGCCACCAAGCACCGTACCTGCCAAGATGTTTTCTTGCGTAGGTTCGATCATTGCCGCCGACGTACCGCCCAC